GATGGTAAAGACTCTGCCCATTCAATAACAGCTGCTACTGAACCGCCTGCAGCTGAATCTGCAATTGGAGGTGAGACAAAAGCCATACAATCTTTTCTTGCATTACAAATTGTGATTAATTTGTCTGCAATATGCTTTTCTCCATTTGCATCTGGATATGCAAATAATAGGTTTACGTCGACTGTTTCTGCATCCGCTAGTAAGTCAAATGATGATGTAATATCACCATGTGCAGGAGCGTTATCACTTACACCGCCAGCTAATACAGCTGATACGATTGTATCAGAATCTGCAAAAGCTTGTGAAGCTACAAAATTCCCACCTGCTGCTGAAGTTACTGGATCTGTACCAGCATTAAATGCTGAGTTGTGTCCACTCCACCATACATACTCGGATTGATTATTAATTACGTCTTTATAGTAATTAGTTGTGCCATCTGATTTTTTACCTTGTGGTGATAAAGATAAGAATTGGAATACTTCTAGAACAGTTCCTTTTGTTCCACTCCATACGCCATCCTCATCAATCACTGCTACGTGGATTTCATCATTTGTTGCACCGACAGCTGCCGCACTATCAGAAGTTCCTGGTGCTGCGTCAAAGCTGTCTTTAGGATTAGGTAAAGAACCTGCTCCAGTCCATGCTGCAAACGATGTACTATTTGAGCAAATATCTACTCTTAGGCTGTTACCTAATACACCTGGATATTTTGCTACAAAAGTTCCACTCAATGAGCTAAGGGAATCATAATGGTCTTCGTTTTTAATTAAAAGTGCTGTACCGTCTGTTGCATTTTTCATGTCAGACTTTTCAGCACGTACTACTTTAAGAGCGTTTCCATATTTTAAAAATGAAGCTGCTGTTAAAAAGTATTTTGCTGTATCAGAATCTGGTGTTCCGAAGATACTAGCTAATTCATTTTCTGAACCAACCGTAGTAACTTCCTCTACCGGACCCCAATTAAATGCACCCACAAATCCTCCAATACTGGTAGAAACTGCAGGTACCACGCTCGTTGCGTCAATTTCATTGACTTGAACGCCTGGTGATACTTGAAATGCCATTTTTTTGTCCTCTCAATATGAGTTAGTTTAATAAGTTTTCATAATACGGTTATATTCAACAGTTATATTTATAAATACTAATGTTCTAACCCTCTTCATCAAACATAGAGACATATGTTCCTGGCTTGAGCCAATACTCTCTATTCATAAATTTTTCTAATACGCTTTTAGGTAAGTTTTCTCCAGTAGCTTTTCTATATCCTTTTGTTCCAGGAGTAGAATTAATTTCAATAAACATTGGAGGAATCTTATTTCTATCTTTTGAAGGAAATATATCTACACCTACCCATAATCCATCAACAGCTTTTGCTGCCCTTTCTACGTGTTGTATCTCTAAATCAGTCAATTCTATTGGAGCAGGCTTTGAACCTAAAGATACGTTTGTTCTAAAGTCTTTTTTAACTGTTGGCCTTTTAATTGCACCATGAAACTTACCACCAATAACATGTGCACGAATATCAAACGTAAAGTCTTCAATCATTCTTTGCAATAAAACTCCCATGTTAGGATCTAATTTATACAATAGTTGTACAGTCGAGTGTAATGAGCTTTCAGAATCTACTTTAATAACTCCTATACCCAACGAACCAGTGAGTGTTTTAAGAATAACTGGATATTTTCCACCTAATCTTTCCATTGCATCAATTGCTTTATTTGGATGATGAATTAAAACAGTTTTTGGTTGATTTAATCCAGCTTCTGCTAAATATAAACTAGTCCTATATTTGTCAGATGTAATTTCCATACATGCTCTTGTATTAACACATACTACACCAGCTCTTTCTAGCTGTGTTAAAAAATCTGACCATGCCTTTCTTTTTGTAGCAGGAGCTCTTACAAATACAATAGTATTCTCATCTATTAAAAACTTTCTTTCTTTTTCTGACATACCATCATAAATATATCTATTTTTTCCTTCTAAATCTGAATATGCGCCTTGTATATCAACTTTAAAAGCTTTTAGACCAAGTTTCTCACCTTCTTTTATAAAATCATCAGCTGTTTTTTCAGGATCATCGGGATCTTCTGGATCATCATACCACAAATATACAAACCTATATGTTTTAGTTTTTTCTATAGCTTCTAATACTTCTTCTACTTGGGCAGATCTCTTTTCTAATATTCTCTTTAGTACCTCATTTTTCATTTAAAATCCCCCTTTCCATTCTTGTTCAAACCATACATTACCTTCTCCATCTCCAACTCCTTCCTTTCTATCTCTTCCATCTTCTATAATACCAAAAGGAAGCATATCATCTTGTATGGCTTTTAATTGTTCTCTATACATTAATTGCTTCATATCAATATTAGTTAACCCTTGAAATATATCAGTTGTAGTAAACCAACCAAATAAAACTAAATTCATAACTAAGTCATCATGATTAGGTGCAATTGCTTCAAATGAAGCACCTCTAGCTACAAATGTACACATTTCTGTAATAGTTTCTCCATCAACAATATGTAATTTTTTAGATGCAATTAAATCTTTAAATGTAGAGCAACCTATTCTTTTAACTCGTTTAGTCATAGTAGCACCAATCGAGTTAGCCTTAATCTGCGATTCTACAAACATGTTTTCATATTCTAAATCGTAATATAATCCATTACAAACAATTGCTCCTTGGTCATTACTTTCTACAATTACATATGCTTCATTATATATCTTAGCATATTTGTATATAATATCGGGAAATAACAGCGGTGATATATTATTATCTCTAAATACACATACTTGTTTAAATGGATTTACTGATGTATCGATAATATTAAATGTACTATAATCTTGGCCTCTGCCCTTTGATACATCAACAGTCATAACATAATGATGACCTTCTTTTGGTTCTTCATATTGAAATAAATTTTCTGACCATCTAATAGGATTAATAGCCTTTTGTGCTAATAAATCGTTTGCTTCAATTAATGTATTACCTCTACCATGGAAATTATTACCAAATTCTTGATCAAACTGTAACTCTGATGTATTGGCAATTGTTTCTTCTTTCCATTTTTCATCACGCCCTGGGACGTCCCACCAATCTACTCTAAATGGTTTAAATTCATTTGTATTTGTTGTAGCACCTTCCCATAATTTATGGTATATATTACCAACACCATTTGCCGTAGAAGCTATAATAATTTTTGTATCTTTACCTGATGAGACAACAGGATATGTCGATGTATAAAACTGTGCGTCATTATCAATAAACGCAAACTCATCAAGAAATAGTAAGTTAATAGATAAACCCCTGATTGAACTACCTGATGTAGCTGCAGCAATAATTTTTGAATTATTGCTAAATTCAATTGAACCTTTATTTAATGCTTTACAACCTGGCTGCAAAAAGAATGGTAAGTTTTCTAATGCTAATGTAATTCTACCTAGCATTTCCCTAGCCACTGCACCTTTGTTAGCTAAAATAGCAATTGTTTTTTCTGGGTGGAAACACGCATACCATAATAAAAATACAACTGATGATATTGATTTACCGCTTTGCCTACATGCTAAAACAATATTAAATCTGTTTTCATTAAAGTGATGGAACATTTCTTCTTGATAAGGCCATAAATCAAATGGAACTAAACCTTTATCAAGCGAAATAACTTTTACATACGTACGAGCAAAATATGCAGGATCACTCATGCACTTTTTATACTCTAGAACCTCATGCTTGGAAAATGAAGATTCTACTCCATCTCTTTTTACATTAGGATTCCCTAGATATCCTTGCTCAGTTGTTGCCTTCGTCATCTATTATTACATCCTTTGTATCATTATTTGCTTTTATTAACAATCTTTGTAAATCTGTCGTACTTCCAACAAAAAGATTATTATTTGTCACTTCACGTTTTATAGCTTCACCCGTTAAATCTTTTTTATTTTTTTGGAGAGCCATCAATTTTTCAGTTGTATCGGCAATATCTTTTATCGATCTTGATAATACTTCAAACGCTCGTGGATGTTCTGATTCACGAGCTAACTCAGCAAGCACATCAAGAGATAATGTGCCTGTTCTAATTAAATCTTTATACGTCTTTCTAGAAAACTCATAATCATCTTTAATTTCAAGATCATCTTTAGTAATAGTTTTCTTTGCTGGCAAGTTTTTGCTTAGATTCTTATTAATCTTTTCTAATTTATCACTCATAACATACCTACGTTATACTTACATTTACAGTATAATTATCATCTTCATCCGCATTAGCAGGCGTAATTGTTAAATCCATATTTTCCAATATTTCTGCACCACCCGCATCGTTGTTAAAATCTATATTAATTTCTTTAATTACACCTTGATCTTTAGTTGGTCCAAAGTATTTCATTTTCATATTAAAATCAAACTGATATATTAATGCTCTTCTTGTAATATAATCACCTTCATAATCGTCTTGTATAGCCACTGATTGTAATACAATAGGAACATCTTGCTTATATGCAAATCCATCTACTGGTGTAATTGTTACAGTATATTCTGGTTGAAAATATGGAAGTATTTGTTCCATAATTTGTAATCCATCATCTTGATTTTTAGCTAAAACATATAACGACATACCAATATCGTATGCAACTATATGATTTAATGTTTTCTTTTTGGTAGAATCAGTCGCGTGATTTTCTATAACCTGATTTCTTTTTTGTAATTTTTGTGTCGAATCAATAGCTAAATTTGTTATTTCGAAAGCAACTCTTGGTAATTTAATGGCCATTGATGCATCACTTCCAGTTGTAGCATCAATTCTAGATAAAAACTTTTGTTTAGGTCCATAAGCTAATGGAACTTTAATTTGATTTAATACGTTACCACTACCATCTTTTCTAATAACTTTTAAATTATTAAATAATGTACCAAAAATAGCTACTGCTTTACGAGTTGTTGCATGATAGAAATGACCTCCAAACATTAGTATGTCTCCGATGGATCACCAAACGGATTTGATTCCGTAAAGTCTATAAAGTTATCTGCAGCAACTTCAAACTCATAATTCTTGGCTTGATCATCTGCTGGGAATGATTCGCTATCGGTTATGTCATAAACTTTAGTAATAAAGCAAGTATTACTCGATTCACTACCTGTTAAACCTACTGTGGGTGAAACAAAGAAATCTTTTGCTTCGGTACTACCTGTTACACCAATATTAGATACACTAATAGATGCGGCGGCATCAGATGTCTTTGTAACTGTTTGAACTTCACCATATACACTAATTGCAGGATCAGTAGAAATTACCTGTGTTACTATTTCCCCTTGAGTAAAGTGATTACCTCCAGTTACTGTAAGATCGATTTGTGTTTGTTGTGCATTAGTAATTTCTTTTGCATCAATTTCACTAACACCAGTTTCAAATTGCTCATCGTTATATTCAAATAATGAACATTGTAATTTAAATACTGGTAAATTAGATAGCTGATAGAATGGTTGTTCATCTTCAACAAACATAATTTCGAAAAAAGTATTTGACATTGGCATAAATAAAAGATCACCTTCTTGAGGTTTAGGATCTTCTAATTCATTATTCCAAAATCCTACTAAACTATTCCACTGCCTTCTAGAAATAATAAATGTTGCTTCATCTCTAATTTCTAAACCAAATTTATTATATAAATCACCAGCACCTTCGAATCCATCTACATTTTCAATATAGGCTTCAATTAGATAAGCATCATCGAACTTAGATCCAATATCTTCGCCCATAATGTTATCCCTATTGACTAGGGTTCTAGGAATATAGTAAACGTCTTGACCAAAAATCTTTAAAGATTCTATAATTAAATCTTCATATAGATTTTGCTCTGACTTTACTGCTTGTGAAAAATATACATTACGTGGCATTGATTACCCCGTATAAAAGTCGACTGGTTGTTCCCAATTCAATCTAACTTCTTCTTCTAATTTAGCGATTTCTTCTCGCGCGTCGTCAAATAATTGTCTTCCATTAAATGTTACACCACCAGGCATTTGCATACCTTCGAATTTTAATAAGTTCATGCCCCATTGCATTTTTAAAAGCGCTGTAGCATATTTTTTTAAGAAGTAATCATTATAAACATCAGTATGTGTATCAGGGTTTAATATTCTATAACACTCAATAATAACATAATCATCTACACTTACTTCATCTGACCAATCCATATAAATTTGTAGTTGATTTTTATGTCTTTCAAAATTAACGTGTTTTTGATCATTATCAATAACCATATCTAATAATGATAACCACTGTTGTGTCATTTCATATTCAACTAATGATCCCATAAATCCAAGATTATAAACATCATTCAAATGCATTTGATATCTAACATCAAACATCGAATCTGCTGTATTTCTATTATCTCTTAATGGAAATATCTGTACAACATCTGTTACTAAATCGTTTAATGGAATATACTGATTATCGATATCTACTTGAGTAATTTGATGCTTTAAATAAACCTTTTCTATTGCATCAGCATGATAATGTTGATAAAATTGTAAAGCTTCATCAATACGATCGCCAATTTGATCATCATCTAAATTTATTTCAATAACGGGCGCGCCTAATGCTCTTAGACAATAATCTATTAATGTATCTCTGCTATTAGGCTTTGCCATTTTTTAACTCCAAACTGCCGCACAAATATCTTGTACCAGTTGATCTTCTCCACTAACATCTGTAGCGGTACTACCGTCTGATTCAAACTTATAAATGCTTTTTTCTCTAGCGTTTGTAACTGGTAGTAAATCATCGTCTGGATCATCAAATGAGTCACTATACATTACGTGTATAGCTGGATAAGCAAGATTACCTGCCTCGGCTCCACCTTCTGGAGAAGTTGCAGGAAAAACTCTAATGTGTTGAACCGTTGTTGTTTTTGTAATTGCCATAATTAATCCTCTATTATACTATTTATAACTCTTTATTCTTTAGTTGTTCTTTAAGATCATCAATCTCTTGTTTCAATTCCTTTATTGCTTCTACCAATACAGGAACTACTGCACTATAATTAACTGATTTATGTGTTTCAGTATTATCATCACTTAAACTTGTTACTTCTTTTACAATTTCTGGTAATACTTCTTCTACTTCTTGTGCAATAAATCCTAATTGATCATTATCTTTATTCGTATCTTTCCAATCAAACTTAACACCTCTTAATTTAAGTGTTGTATCTAATGCACCTTCTAAATCTCTTACATTTTCTTTTAATTTAATATCAGAAGTAGTAGTAGTTGAATAAGCAGTAACATCTCCTTTAAAGTGACCATCACCATTAGTTGCATCTAATGCAAACATATCACCAACACCAACATTACTTGAATATATTTTTAACATTCCAGCACCTGTACCAGTTGCATGATACCATATCACTGGCTCAGGGCCCTGGCCATGATAAAATTTAATTCCCTTTCTTGTAGTACTACTTGTTGTACTACCTGGAGCAAATACAGATTGCTGATTAGGATTTATTTTATATGTGGTTGCATTACCAAAATAGATATATCCGCCAGTATTAGTATCTGTTCCTGTCCCAGTAAATTGAATAAATCCAGTTAATTCTGCACCATTACCTTTCCAATAATCAAATCTATGACCTGCAAAACCTAATGATTTATCACCATACCATTTCCACCATGCACCAGCTGATTGACCTTTTACTGTATATGCACTATTATTATCATCACAAGTTACATAGTTATCATCTCCACTAGCATCATTTAACCAAACTATTTTTGGTGAAACAACCTTTACTGTTGCAAAAATATCATCAGTAGAAATATCAGGATCAGTTCCATCTGTATAAGAAGTACTATCACCACCAGCATGAATTTTTGTTGCTGTTATTTGACCACTTGTTATAGTTCCATCTATAACAGTATTTCCATTACTAAGATTAACTTTAAAATTATCATAATCAGAGGATGTATTGCCTATAGAAAAATTACCATCTTTTGTAATAAGATATGCATCAGTATCATCATCTCTAATTATGATAAATGCCTTATCATCTGAACTATCAAATGTTGCACATGTATTAGTTGTACCAGAGTTAATATTTAATTGTGTTGCTGTTATTGCACCACTAGAGATAGTTCCTGCATTTGTTATATTTTGAGAGCCCATGTTTAGGGCACCAGTCATGGTGCCACCTGCAAGTGGCAACTTAGTAGCAATACTGTTTGTTACCGTTGTACTAAAGTTTGCATCGTCGCCCAAGGCAGCCGCTAATTCGTTAAGTGTATCTAAAGTACTTGGAGCAGAATCAACAAGGTTACTAATTTGTGTTCCTACATATGTTTCAGTTGCATAACCTGCACCATTTGTTAATTGGTTATTGTTAGTAGGGATAGTAGGTGTGCCAGTGAGATTGGAATATGCCATTGTTCCAAGTTCGGTATATGTTGGCTTGTGTCCTGTGTGATAGAACTCTTTCCAGCTCCACCAGTTATCTGTAGTATCTCTTAAACTTCTAAAGTATATCTTATTTCCATTACTAGTCCACTGTGTTGCAATCTGTGCAGATCCTCCAGTACCTTGACCATAGGTTAAAACTGAATAATACGAAGTATCCGTACCCGAACCTAAATTATTATTCATTACATTATAGGTATAAAGACCTGTTTCTTTTACAGTTCTTCCAGTTTCAGCAGTAGTATCTCCTACATCAAAAGTAATATGAGATATTCTAGCTGCAGGAACAGTTCCACTTGTTAAATTACTTGCATTTAGTCCAGATGAGCTTGTTAGTTTTGCATCAAGTGCTGTTTGTAACCCATCAACATTAGAGATTACATGATTATGACTATCATCAGCAATAGTAACTGCAATTGAAGTCGTTCCAGAACCAGATACATCTCCACTCAGTGTGATTGTTTGGTTGCCTGTAATATACCCACTATTGTTTGTAAATTCGGAAATGTTTCCGCCACCTACCCAGTTACCTGCTGAAGTAATAACTTGAGTTGTACCCATTCGTAAATCACCACTTCCGGCAATTCTTACTGACCCTTTTGGCTCTAGTATAATATCTGCTGACGCATCAGTTATACCATTTGCATCTAAACTTAGATATCCTCCATAAGTGCCTGCTGCATTTGTACTAATAATCATATCTGAGTCAGCTGTACTATTTCCAGTATATCCAATACCCATAGCATTACCGCCAGTATTTGAGAAAAGTATTTTACCAGAAGCTCCTCCGCCTCCAGCATTACCATTATCATTTAAAATAAGTACTGGTGTTCCCGATTGTCGTATTGTTACAGAACCTGTAAATATTCCACCGGCCGTTGGCATTTTTGCATCTAATGCACTTTGTAATCCATCAACATTAGAGATTACATGATTGTGTGAGTCGTCTGCAACAGTTGCTGTAAGAGTAACGTTTGCACTACCATTTATACTTACACTACCCGATAAATCACCACCTAAAGTAATTGTTCTTGCTGTTGTCCATGTATCAGCATTTGGGTGATATGTATCATGGAATACTCTATCCCATGTAGACATCCATGTACCATTTTGTTTTGATCTTAAATAGAAATCATTACTATGGAAATCGTGAAATTGTTGTACAGCCCAACTAGTACTATCCCAACCCGCTGTATATACTAATCCATCTGAGGCACCTGAAGGTTCATCATTACCTTCCGATACATCCCATAATCGAATACTTGCCTTACTAGGTGATGATAAATCAGAACCATTTCCTGAATATCTTGAACCTACAGTAGCGTATTGATCATTAAGTATATAATTATCTACTGTAACTGCAATACTTGTTGTACCTGAACCAGATACATCGCCTGACAACGTAATTGTTTGGTTACCTGTTAAATAGTTTGGGTTACTTGAAGGAACCCATGAAGGTGTTACATCAGCATTTGTATCTATTGTATCGAGTTTTGTTCCATCAGCTGCAATATCACGACCATCAACAGTCCCTGCAAGAGTAACATTACCATTTGATCCATTTACTGCAAATTTAGTACCACTAGCACCAACTTGAAAAGTTCCATCTGTTCTAAAAGTTCCAGTACCAGCATATATACCGCTGGTAAAGTCATTATCTGGATTTAATCTTAACCATGCGTCACTATATCGAATCATCTCTTTGCTATCGCCTTCGAGTTTTGTTCCGTTAAAGAATCCATTACCTGAAACTGTTAAGTCTCCTGTAATACTTACACCATATCCTAAGTTAATTAATGTGACAAGATCATTATCACTATCTGTCGAAATTGAGATAGGATAAGTTCCTGTATTATTTAATCTTATTGAATAGTTTCCACCATCAGCCACATGCCACCATGTTGGGCTATTTGTAACATCTGTTTCTTGTAATTTAAGAATAGCATTTGCACCTGATAAGTGTATAGGATTTGGTAATCTTGCAGTATCTATAGTACCTGACGTAATCTTTGATCCTGCTAAATTAGGTATTCTTGCATCAGCAAATGTGCCTGATGTAA